CTCGAGGGCCGCGATCTCTTCGAAGGTGATCTCGCGAGGTTCCACGGTCAGCCCTTCTTCCCGAAGAGTCCGGAGGTCTCGGCGACCGCCTTCTTCTCGGCGACCTCGGCGATGCCGGCCGCGATGATCGGCTCGGCGTCCTTGTCGTCGACGTCGGTGATCTCGCCGCACTTCAGCGGCTTTCCCTTGTAGACAGCCGCGGTGCCGTTGACCGGGAAGCTGAACCCGGTCGGGATGTTCTCCATCGCGCGAATCTTCATGTGTCCTCCTGGCGCCCTACGCGGCGCGTTCCTGTTCGTTGCCAAGGTGCTCGGCGATCTCGCTCCGTGTTGCCGGCCGAAATGCCCTGACACAATTCGGATGGGCGATCGGATTCGCGTCGGCCTCGTCGACGGTCCAGATCGAACCGTTCGCGGCCTGGCACTCCTCGTCGAAGTCGCCGTCGTAGACATAGACGTACTCGATGCCCGCCGCCCGGTACGTGTTCGTCTTCCCGCGGTTCGCCGCGATTGCGACTTCGGTCCGGGCGATCATCGCGGCGCGTGCACGCGAGAAGGTGAAGCCCGCGCGCAGCTCCTTCGCGAAGTGCTGCGGGGACCAGCCCTCTGCGATCGCCTCCTCGAGGAGGGCCGCCACCGCGAGGCGCTGCGTCTCGGTGATCATCGTGACGAGCTCGCCGCCACGCTGCTGGCCGTAGAGCGTCGCCGCGGCATCGGCCGCGTTGAAAGCGATCGGGATCTCGAATTCCTCGAGCGCGTCCTCGCCGGCGTCGAAGAAGGCGCCGCGGAGGACGGTCCGGATGGCCTCGATCTCGTCCGCTGACGGCGGCTCGGGGATGTACTCGTCGGCCATCTTGCGGAGGGCGGCGATGCGGAGGGCCTCGCTCACGCCGCGTTCTCCTTGAGCCGCTTCTGCCCGACGTCTTCCGCGCGGCCGTACTCGCGCTCGAAATACTCTGTCAGCGCCGACGTGATCGCCTTCTCGTCGGTCTTCGTGCGTGACGCCGAGAGTCGCCGAGCCTTCCGGACCTTCGCCAGCTCGAAGACCTCGGCGACGTCGGCCTCGGTGGACGCGGCCTCGAGGGCGACGTGGATCCGGACGGCCAGGTCCTGCGGGAGCGCCTTCGTTTCGAACGCATCGCCGGCGCGGCCCTTTGCCGCGCGCTTCATCGCGAAGCGGCGCCAGGTCGCGAGCTCGGCCTTCGCGGCATCGTCGTTCACGGGCTCTTCGTCGTCTGATGGCTCGTCGTCGGGGGAGGACTGGCCGGGGAGCGGCGGCTGACCAGGGACCGGCACCGGTGGCTTCTCCTCCGGCAGCGGCTCAAGCCCGAGCATCTCCGCGCGCGCCTCGTCCTTCGTGAGGATCCCCGCGTTGACGAGCGCGACGTACGAGTCGGAGGTCTCCTTCGACGTCGCGGCGCGGCCTGTCGCGACGACGGCCTTGATGTCCGGACAATCGAGGTCGCCCTGGGTGACGCCGTCGATGAACTCGAGCAGAAACGCCATGAGCGGAGCGTCGCCCGCATCCTCGGCCTCGTCCGACTGGTTCTCGCCCTCTGAGCGGTTGTGCTGCGCGACGAGGATCGTCTTCGGGACGGCGAACATGGCGAGGATGAGGGACGCCATCGCCTCTTCCTCGTCCTTCGTGAACGCGATAGGGCGGACCGCCTTGTAGTTCGAGCCATGCGGCACGACGCGGAGCTGCGCGTTCTTCTGGATGTCCCCGGCGAAGTTCTCAACGAGGTAAGTCTCGAGCTCCGCGATCTGCTTCGTCGACCATCCCTCCGGTGCCTCAATGAGACCCTGCGGAATGTTGCCGTCCGTGTAGTAGGCGAGCTGGGAGAGCGCGCGCCGGATCGCGGTGTCGATCGTCGGCTTGATCTCCTCGAGCGGGGAGGTCCCGTAGACGCTGTCCACTCGCGGGTTGTAGACGAGATACAGAAGCTCGCTCTTGTCGTACGCGCGCGGGCCCTCGTTGAGGTCGACGTCCATCTCGCGGACGACGTCGTACGCAGTCGCCGGCAGCCCCCAGATGATCTGCTCGTACCCGACGACGTGCGCCCACTGATCGATCAGGGGCTTTAACGTCGTGCCGTCGATCTGAACGAGCGAATGCAGGCCACCGTCGACGCGCCGATGCTTGAAGAGCGCGAGCGCGTCGGTGACCATCATCTCTTCGACGAGCTGCCCGATCCAAGGCGTGTAGCCGACGCCGTCGATCCGGTTCGGCATCGCCCAGAAGTTCGTCGCGCGGTCGATCTGATCCTGGAGCTTCGCCTTGAGCGCCTTACTCTTCTCGTTCTCGCGGGCAACGAATTCGATCTTCCGGCCGCGGACTTTCTTCTTCCGGTACTCGATCGCGACGCGCGCGTACGGGCACAGGTCGGCGAGCGTGCGCAGCGTGGCGAACGAGATGTTCCCGCTGTACTCCTGGCGAGGCGTCAGCGAGAGGTTGAAACCGAGCGGGTACGTGCTCTCGCGGGGTGCGTAGTTCGGCTCCGCGATCCGCGGCGGGAGCGGCTGCCCGGGCCCGTAATCGATCGGCGAGCGGAAGGTCTCCTGCGGAAGCGGACGGCCGTCCGGTCCGAAGAGAAACGGCGTCGGCATTCCGCCCGCGCGCAGAACCTCGCCCATCGAGAGCGTACGGACGCCTACGGAGCCGCGCGAGCCGGCGGAGACGCGGCCGGGGTCGGCCATCTACCAGTCCTCCGACGTGAGGAATGGGGTGACTTCTCCACGACAGAGAGCCGCGTCTTCTTTCGTCGTGTGCTCGTGTCCTTGAACGCGGCCGCACGTCCAGGCGATGCGGATCTTCTTCGGGAGCGGGTTGCGCGACTCCGGGTGTGTGACGAAGCACTCAATCGCGTCAGCAAGTGCATCGAGTGCCGGGCGCACCGAGAGGACGACGGGGGCCTGGATGACGTGCGCCGGGTATGAGAGCTCGACCGCGACGTTCACGCGGCCACCTGCTTTTTCGCTTCGGCCATCTTCTTCGCGTGCTCGCTGATGAGGCCGAGCCAGCCACGGCCGCCGACGCGACCAACGTCGTCGAGGAAGGCGAGCACGATCGCATCTCCGACGTCCGGGCTCCGTCCGATGCGCTGCTTGATCGCAGCCTTGTCCTCGATCTGGATCCCCGACACGCGCCTCGCATACCGCGGCGAGGTCAGGTCCCCGAGAACCTCCGGATGCGGAGGCAGCGCGATCGGCTCGTCCGCATTCGGGTCCAGGAGCTCGCGCAGGTGCCAGTACCCGTACGCCCGCACGTTTACGAACGCGAGCATCCCGGAGGCGTCTCGACGGTCGCAGCCGGCGCTGACGTTCACCGCCATCACGGGCAGCCCCATCTCGCGCGCGGCGTCCGTGGCGGAGGCGCCGACCCCGATCACGTCGAGATTCGCGAAGCCGCCATCGACGAGCGCCTCGCCGACTTTCGTCGCGGCCTTCTGGCCGGTGTCCGTCTCGACACCTTGAAATTTCTCCGGCATCGATACCCACGAGCCGAAGCGCCGCACGATCGTCGTCGAGTCGGCGCCGCCGTGCGCGAGGTCGACGCCGACTTGAGTCTGGAGCACGCCCTCGGGCCGCTTCTCCGTCCACCGCTTCTGAGCGGCACGCACCCATTCGGTCGGGATGACCTGGAACGCGTCGTCGCGCAGGCCGATGGTGAAATCGCCGTGCTTGAGCTGCGAGCGGAACGGCTCCGGAAGCGCATCGAGCGTCTTGGCATAAGAGCCCTCGGCGTACGTCGGATTCTCGGTAAGGATCTTCGGGATGAACGTGCGCGAGTGCGGCCGTCGCATCTCGCCCTTGATCTCGATCGGCTCCGGGCCCGGCACCTCGAGGTCCTCCTCGTCGAGCGCGACGAACCAGCGGAGCTCGCCCGGCTTCGCGGGATTCGGGTGCGTCTCGTCGAGCCATGGCGCGAACGCCGTGACGATCCAGAGCCCCTCCGTCGTCGTCGGCGGGTTGCCGGTCAGAATCACGCGCGTCCGCTGGCCGACGATCGCCGAACGCAGCCAGCCCGTGACGTACTGCACCTGCGAGCGCGTGAACTGCGGCGCCTCGTCGAAGGCGTAGAGGTCACGTGCTCTTCCCTGCTGTGCGTACTTGTCGGCCTCGGACTTGATGCCGGCGAACTCGATGAAGCGGCGCGCGCCGTTCGTGACGATGCGCCACGAGTGGTCGTTCGCGTTGTAAAGACCGAACGCGTTGAGCATGTCGCGCGACTTCTCGATCAGTCCTTCGGCGCCCTTCAGGTCCGTGAACTCGCGCCGGAAGATAACGGCGTTTCGATGCTGTGTCGCCGCGATGCCGAGCACGCCGTAGCTCGAACCGCCCCCGGCCTGGCCGCCGTAGAACGTCCAGTCGGCCTTCGTCTCGGCGAGCATCGTCTGGCCGCCTGGATTCGGCATGAAGACAGCCGGTGTGCTCTTCGTCGCCCTGAGTTTGAGAATGGCGGCGGCGTACGGAAGAGCTTCGATGACGGCCCGCGGGTCGGGCCTGCTCACTGCAGCTCTGCTGCGGCGCTTTGCGCTGCGATCTGCGTGGCGAGAGCGAGAAGCGGTTCGGTCGGAACCCCCTGCTCCTCCGCGACGGCCTCGGCCGCTCCTCTCACGTTGAAGTCGATCCGCTGCGGCGCCTTGCCGTGCTTGTGATCGAAGAAGAACTGCGCGGCGCGGAACTTCAACTCGAGGTTGTCGCCGGCGACGATGTCGTCGAGGATCTTCTTCAGGTTCTCGTCGAGCCACGCACCGGCGAAGATCTGCCCTTCGGTCGTGCGCCGATCTTTGAGCCCCCTTGGGCGGCCTGGATTGCCGGGGGCGAGCTTCCCGGTGCCTGGCACCGTATACGCTCTCGTTACGCTCTGAGCGTCCATCTGCACCTATCTAGCGGGCACGACCCCGGCTCAACGCAAGGGGGTAGCACCCGCCGGCGGGGAAAAACTTCAGCGGACCTGAACCACGACGCGCGCGGATTTACGCCGCTCGAGCGCTCGCCAGAGAGCAGCCAGGAGCCACGGGCCGCTCTTGTCGCGCACGTACGTTCCGACCGGGCGCTCGACGATCACGGCCTCGGCGGTCCACGCCGTCCACCCGCACGGGCAGGCGTACGCCCTCACGACCGTGCAGACATCCCCGTCGGCCGCGGCAGCCCCGTCGACACGCGGCACCGGACCGAGCTGGCAGGCGGGGCAACGCGGCCAGGCCATCAGCCGAGCGGCCAGCAGGCAGCGCAGACCTGCTTCCCCGAGCGGGCCAGCCGGAAGAGATGCCCCTTGCAGTCGGGGCACGTGAATTCCAAAGCCGGGGAGTCAGGGGAGTGAGGGGAGTCGTTTCTACTCGGGTACCCCCCAGTGTCAGTAGGTGAAAATAAATCACCAACTGACACTTTCTCATGTTGGGGTAAAACTGACTCCCCAGACTCCCCTGACTCCCCCATATTTTTGGATTGGGGAGTCTGGGGAGTCGTCTTGTTACTCTTAGGCGAGATTACCCCCCATATGATGGCTTGATGCGAAACCCCTGTTCGAATGAAGCGAAGACCGAGCTCGATCCGGTTTTCGTGCGAGGCCACGAACCGGCTGAGCCTTCTCCAGTCGATTTCTCCCCTCACGCCAGCGACGTCAAGGAGCGCATTCTTCAGATTCTCGTTGACCGGGTAATTCGCCTCCTTCACCGCTTCCGCGAGCGTCAAGGTGCGCCCGTCGAACGCCTCCGACCACGCCGTCAGGAGCGAGCGGAGTTGCCGGCGAACGGGGTCGAGCTCCTCAACTCGGCTCTTCCCCTCGGCCGGGTCCGCCTGGCCGAGCCACACGAGCGCTGAGCGGATCCAGTCGGACCATTCCTCAAAGCCGCCCCATCGCGGGATCCCGACGCTCGGCCTGCCGGCCACGTGATAGGCCCTGAGGATGGTCAGCGCGGCCGCCACGAGCTCACCGCGGTGCGCCGGCACGTGCTCGTAGAGGTTGACATCGAACTCCCGTTCCTCGGGGCGCTCGACCTCGGGATCCAGGTCGCACGGGACGACCCTCGAGGTGATGTCGGCCTCGAAGATCAGGTTGTTCCCGGTCGCGAGGAACGTCGCGGCCGTGGGCGCCGTCGCCATCTGGGAAACCCCCAGGAGCCGGTCCGAGATCGTCTCCTGGGTGAGCGCCTGTCAGAG